AGCGCAAGATCATCACCTGCGACACCGCGATGAAGACCAAGGAGAACAACGATTGGTCAGTCCTCCAGTGCTGGGGCAAGAAGGATGGCAAGGCTTACCTGATCGACCACATCCGCGGCAAGTGGGAGTCTCCGGAGCTGATCAACATGTACCGCCAGTTCTACCACAAGCACCATCGCCCTGGCTCGATCGTGTACAAGGCCACGCTGGAAGATAAAGCGGCCGGAACCGGGCTTGGCCAGACCCTGCGTCGTGAGGGCATGCCAGTCATGCCACTCCAGCGCAACGTCGACAAGGTCACCCGCGTCAAAGAGATTCTCCCCTACATCGCTACCCACATGGTCTACCTGCCGCTCAATGCGCCGTGGATGGTCGAGCTTCTGAGCGAGTTAGCACAATTCAGGGCTGATGGTAAAAACAAACACGATGACCAGTGCTTCCCTGAGGGGACGCTCATAACCTGCAAACACGGTCGGGTTCCCATCGAGGAAGTGACAAGCGGGCATGAGGTGCTCACACGCACCGGTTGGGCGCGAGTGCTCCACGGTTACGCGACAGGCATCGCAGTGGAGCTCGTCGAGATCACCACGAAGCGCGGGCACACGCTCCGAGGCACGCGCAACCACCCGGTGTATAACCCAGAGAAAAGCACGTTCAACAGGCTTGACACATTAGTGGATGGGGATACGGTCTTGGTATGCGAATATATAAAACCGCTGACACCACAGACGTTATCGAGTTCAACGGGATCAAGTTCCGAAGGTATCCGAACGCCAAGCAGATCAGTCATAGAAGATACTACTCTCCCGCAGCAAACTACCGAAAGTTGGGGGTTGGTACGCTCCATCAGGAGATTTGGAAAGCTGCTAACGGGCCCATACCTGAAAATTGTGAGATCCATCACATGGATGAGAACCCCCTCAACAACGCCCTCGATAACCTCGAATGTCTCACCAAGAAAGAGCATCGGCGAAGGCACCGAGAGAGATACCGAACCCCGGCTAAACTCGCACATCTCGCAGAAATCCGAGACAGCGCGAGAGCTTGGCACTCAACTGCCGAAGGAAGAACTTGGCACAGCGCCAACGCAAAGAAGTCATGGGTTAATCGACCACGAAAGGAATGCACTTGTGTGGTCTGCGGAACAAAGTTCAACGCCAGTTTTACAGCTACTGTCTGCTCCCGCGAGTGCCGGGGCAAGCTTCGACGATCTGACGGACCTCGTACGGCATTCGACTGCACGCATTGTGGGAAACCCTTTAGCATCCCAACAGTGGATACATACAAAGGAGGACCAGATCGTTTCTGTTCGAAGGATCACTACTGGGATTACCGACGTTTACAATCTAAAGGTTCAGGGAAGCCCAGAGTACTTTGCCAACGGAGTCCTAGTCCACAACTGTGATGCGCTTGTCGATGGTGTCTGGATGCTGCTCGGTAAACCTTTGTCGATATTCGATGTTTTGGGTTCAACCAAGAAGAAAGCCTAACCCTATGAACAATACTGAGAAATTTCTCGAACAGTTAGCACTGCACCCCAAATCCTCCCTAAAGGACATGACCCGCTACACCGGCATGAGGGCGGACCAAGTCGCATCAGTCTCCTGCAACGTCATGCGAAGAGGGCTTGCCACCCGCGAACGGTGCGCCGACCCTGAGTACCCCAACGTCGGCGTCTGGTATTACACCCTCAAATCAACCCTATAATTATGGACCTCAGAGTTACTATACAGAACCTCGACCAGCAGATCCGTCAACTCCGCCAGCAGAACCAACTGCTAGGTCTTAACTGTGCTGCCCTCGGCACGACCATCGCCAAGATGCGGAGCGACATCCTCGGCGTGATCGAGCAACTGGACAACCCCGTGGCTATCAAGGGCGTCATACAGGTGAACCTCCGGGCCACACTCTCTCACGAACCAAAGGATATCGTCAACACGATTGTCCAGCAGAGCATGGCGCTAAACCAGCTCCGCGCACTCGTTGCCCAGTACCAGACACAACTCGACCAACACGAAGCCGCAGCGGCCACAAAAGTATGAACACCGACAATGTTGTCTACAATTTGGGGCAGGTCGTGTACTCCGTCGTGAGCCCCGAGACCGTTGGGGTAGTGACGGGTATCCTGTTTCGCCCTGACGGAATCAGTTACCAAGTGACGTGGGGCGACTTCGAAGAGCGTAGCCACTATGACTGCGAACTGACCCCCGAAGCAAACTACCGAAAAAAGAAATGAAACCGCTAAATCCTAATGCTGGCAAACCTGAGTACGATCCAGCTTTCTTCTCCGAAGGCTACTATGGCAAGGGCGAGCGCGGTGGCTTCCCCTCATACGATTACCACTCCGACGAGCAGAAGTTTCAACTGGCGCTGAAGCTCGAGGTGTGCAACCACGTCCCGCACGACAGCGCCTTGTTCGTTGGTTGCGCACGCGGATTCGAGGTGGCGTACTGGAAAGCAAATAAGGCTATCGACGTCTGCGGGGTAGACGTCAGTGAATGGGCAATCAAGAACCAGATTCCAGAGGCAAATGGGAGTTGCTGGTTGTACGATGGGGTCACATTGGGGTTCCCCGACTCGGTGGCGGACCTCGTCGCCAGCTATGACGTGTTGACCCTCTTGCCAGAGGGTATGCTCGAGAAGCTCGCGGCCGAGATGGTTCGGGTCGCCAAGAACGGCATCGTCATCCGTGTCTATGTGAAGAACTGGCGCAACCTCGACAGCCCGATCGACGGTATCGACGGCGCGACCTTCAAGCTCCGCCACTTTTGGCAGTACGACAAGCTCCTCACCCAGTCAGGCAAGTTCAAGTTGGACTTTGTGAAGATCCACGGCCAGTATGAAGCAACGGCGATATTTCAACGAGTATGAAACATTTTGTCTTTGGTGGGAGGTTCGGTGATATCTGCCATTCGCTTCCAGCTGTGTACGAGTACGCGCAGCGCACTGGCACACGCCCGCGCTTTACCTCGTCGGAGGAGTTCGCTTCGATCCTCGATGGCTGTTCGTACATAGAGGCGTACGCCGCACCCTGCCGTTGGGAGAAGATCCAGGATATCGTGCAATACGCACGATCGCTATTCCCGAATGACGAATTTGTGGTCATGGCGTGCTACGGGCACGACTACAACCCCGGCTACGAGAATTGGTCCTTCCTGCGGGACAGTTGGCGGCTGAGCCAATGTCCGACACCGCCGGAGTCGCAACCCCTTGTTTTCGACAAGCGCGACCCCGTTCGCGAGCAAGAGCTCTGCAACATCCATCTGCGCGGCGTCTCTCGCAAATTCATCCTGCTTTGCACTGCTGGCCGGTCATCCCCCTTCCAGAACTCCCAGATGCTCCTAGCGGACATCCAAGCCTCAAGACCCGACTGCGACGTCGTGGACATCTCACAGGCGCGCGCACACCGGGTTTACGACATGCTGGCGCTCATGGAGAAGGCCGAAGCCCTGGTAACGATCGACACGATGCACCTGCACCTCGCAGCCGCGGTGCCGAACCTCCCCGTCTTCGCTTTGATCTGCAACGGTCCTACGCAGTGGAACCGAACCGATTGGCGTCCCCAACAATACTGGCGCAGCACCTATGCGGAGTATGTGAACATGCGGGGTGACTTTAGAGAAACCCTCGCATCCATGATCTCGTACACCCCGACCATTCGCCACGTCTGGTCCGTCAACACGAACGCCTCACCAGATACAAAGAGGCGCGAGCTGGTCGCACTAAAGAGCTGGGAGCAGGAGCCGTGGCTATTCAGCCCTGTGGACAGCAGCCGCCTCCCTCGACTGCACGAGGACAACCAGCTCCCGTACGTCCATGATCTGATCGAGTACGCGGCCGAAGGGCTAGGACCCCGTGATGTTATTAGTTTCTCTAATTCCGACGTAGGATGCGTCCATGGCATCACAGGCCAGATCATCGACGCCGTACGCGAGTTCGGATGCACTTTCGCCCACCGCTGGGATTCCCAACAGCCAATCGAGACACCTATTCAGTCCGAGGCGGCGGTGGGCAAACTCTCATGGTATCCAGGCTCAGATTGGTTCTGGATGTCGGTTAAGTGGTGGAAGGCGCACTCCAGTGAGTTCCCTGACATGATCATTGGCCGCGAGTTTTGGGACGCTGTGATGCGTCAACTGATGAAGAAGCACGGCACCCGTGAGATCCAGAGAGGCATCTGGCACGAGAAACACCCGAGCTTCTGGGAGCAACCCGGCAACCGCCAGAACCTGCCCGGAAACAACCACAACCGGGCACTAGCTCAGCAGTGGTTCTCGGCCAACCGCTCTGACGCGCAGGACCCGTTCCGTTCCACGTGGAACATTGTACCCGGTGTGACCCAACCCGTGATGCCCAGCGAACGCCGCGGAACGAGAACCCCGGCATCGAATATAGTGTTGCCAACCAGACTCGTATATCACCAGAACACAGTACCCCGTTGCCGATGAACTTCAGGATTCTGATACCTTTCTGGGGCACAAACCCCGCGTATGTGAACCTACTCGATGAATGGTTTAGGCTCTACCGCTTGGCGCACTGTCCTCACCCCGTCACGCTCATAAGCGACTTTGATACCCCCGTTCTCCATCGATACAGCTGGAGGTCGTTCCCGGTTAATTCCCGACGCGATTACATGTTCGATCACAAGGGCGAGATCGTGTGTGCCGCAGTTCAGGCGATCAGTGACGCCGTGCTCGTGCTCGACTCGGATGCGATCGTGAACTTCGACCCCGAACCACTCCTAAGACCCTATGAGCATACCGCCTTTGCCATGCCCGCCGATGAAGCCTGTCTTGGACTACATCTTCGAAACCGCCACGCTCAAGAAACGCAAGTCCCGAAGCGTTGCGCGGGGGTCCTCTGGTTTGGTCGAGGCGGCGAACGGTCCGCCCTTGTTGCACGCTACCGGATGGCCTTTCGGGACTTGGAGTCTGGCAGGTATTATGAAGAGCGCAGGCTCTTCGAGCAGCACGCCTGGTCTATGGTAGCTCATGAGGTTGGCGCTCCGTTCCTGCCCCGCACGCTCAACTGGGGTGATCACATCGCGCACATCGGACCCAACCCCGAAGCGGCCATATACCATCGAATCGGACAGCGCAAGTTCAGGCTTGTGTAAAAACAACGCTCGTAATAGTAGCCAGAAATACCCGGAACATGTCTCAAAAACTTAACGACCTAACCTCTCTCGTCGAGGGCACTTTCAATGCGCCGGGAATGTATGGTCGGAGCGAGACCATCTCCCAGCCTTACACCTTCGGTGAGGGCATCCAGTACACCCCGTTTTCGCTCAACCGTGTCGCGCTCAACTACGGCTACATGGGCTACGGACTGGTCCAGACTCTCGTCGATTTGCCGGTCGAGGACGCCTTCCGCGGCGGCTACGACATCATCACCAGCGAGCTCGACACCGAGGACATCAAGTTGCTCAAGCGGTTCATGCTCGAGAATGGTGATGACGAAGCGGTGAAGTCCGGCATGAAGTGGGCACGACTCTTCGGCGGTGCCGCGCTCCTCATCGAGACTGATGAGAACAATACGACCAAACCATTTAACCCCGCCAAGCTGACAGCGGACTCGGTTCTTCGCTTTATCCCCGCTGACCGATGGGAGCTGGTTCTGACTGGCTCGAGCATCCTCGACATCAGTCGTACAGGCTTCCGCCACACTTCCGAGCAGCAGGACGACATCCCCTACATCTATTACACGGTTCCCCTCCATCGCAGCCGCGTGATGCGTCTCATGGGCCGTGAAGCTCCCAGCTACATCCGCGTGCGCCTGCAGGGTTGGGGCATGTCAGAACTCGAACGCTGCATGCGCTCGATCAACTCTTTCGTCAAATTCCAGAATGTCATCTTCGAGCTGATCGACGAGGCCAAGATCGACGTATTCAAGATCCAGCAGTTCAATGAAAACCTGGCAACGGCCGAAGGCACGGAGCTGATCCAGAAGCGCATCCAACTGAATGCGATCCTGAAGAACTACAAGAACTCCACGGTGATGGACGCCGAAGACGATTTCACCCAAAAGCAGATCACATGGAGTGGCCTTGCCGAGATTTACCAAGAACTGCGCCAGAACCTGTCGAGCGACCTTCAGATCCCTGAAGCGAAGCTCTTCGGCCAGTCGTCCAGCGGATTTTCCTCCGGGCAGGACACGATCGAGAACTACAACTCCCTTGTGGAGTCTGGCGTTCGGACGGTTGTCCGTCCCCATCTTCACAGAGTAATCGGTCTGCGCTGCCAGCAGCTCTTCGGTTTCGAGCCCGCGTTCGAGGTCAAGTTCAAGACGCTGCGCATCATGACCGAACCAGAGGAAGAGCAGGTGCTCACCTCCAAGACGAACCGGCGTCTATCGCTCTTCGACCGTCAGCTTCTCACTGGTCAGGAGACCATGCTCTCCCTCGACAAGGACGGACTGGTCAACATCGAGTCCGAGGTCCAGCAGGGCCTGCGCGAAGTCGAGTTTGCCGAACCAGAGTCGAAAGAAGGCAAAGAAAACGCCATGATCAAGCAGGCGGAGAAGCTCAACGACTCCATCAAACGCCGTGATCAGGCGATCATGGCCAAGCTGAAACGTGCCTGATATCGTCATACCCCCGATCGCTCCGCGGCAAAGTCTCACGCTCCTCGTGGAGAAGGAGATTGTCGCATTCTTCTGGGAAGTCATTTTCAAACCCATCATCGAGATCCTCGACGAAGTGGGCATCAGTACTAAGAAACTGAATACAAAGACCACTGCGATCGAGGAAGCTCTTCGCACGCGCAAGGTCTGGTACTCCGACGGTGTTTTCTCCGGTGAGTTCAACGCGGCTATCTCGAGAGAACTCCGAGCTCTTGGCGCTACGATCGAGACCGGCGAGCGCGCTTTCCGCATTCAACCTAACAAAGTACCCTTCGAACTCCGCACCCTGATCGCGGAGTCCCAGAACGCTCTGGCACAGGCCACCTCGAGGATCGTTCAGACCCTTGGTGCCATGGCACCGAACATCGCCAAGGCATCGCCTGGGTTAGGGTTAGACCCCATTGCGCAGAAGATGCACGACGATGTCACTCAGCAGCTAAAGAAGGCACTCGATGCGAAGGATCTCGGCGTCGAGGTCGACGTGAGTGGGGAGATTGGTGATGGCCTAACCAAGGGCTATCAGGAAAATCTTAGCAAGTACGTGACCGACTTCGCCTCTACCGAGGTCCAGCGGCTACGCAAGGTGGTCCAAGCGCATGTCCTCGACGGCGTTCGCCCCAACACGCTAGCCAAGATCATCGAGAAAGAGTTCGGCGTATCGAAGCGCAAGGCGTCGTTCCTCGCCGATCAGGAGACGAGCCTGTTCCTGAGCAAACTCCGTGAGACCCAAGCCCGCAGCGTTGGCTCGCGCCGGTACGTGTGGGCCACAGCAGGCGATTCGGCGGTGCGTCACGACCATGCGCGCCTCGAAGGCCAAGTCTTTTTCTGGGACCTCCCACCCATAACCAACTTAGCCACAGGGCAAAGAAACAATCCGGGCGAAGATTATGGTTGCCGTTGCCGAGCTCGTGCCATAATGCCTGCGTTAGAAGAAGCCGGAATAATCCCATGAGTGTAACTATTTACCATCCACGCTACGGTACGAGGCAGAACGCGAAGACTTGGGCCAACAAGTTCTGTGCGCGTATTCTCGAGCCCGGAATCGTCTCGTACGAGGACCAGGACTGTGGCAAGGCGCTCCTCACCAAGGAGACCATCGACCGCTGCATCAACTCTTTTGTCGGCCGCCCACTTATCCTGACCCGCAACGAAGTCGGTCGCCCAACCTACCGCCACGCCCGCGTCTCCCCGCTCACGCTGGAGGATATGGCGGATGGATATATCTCCAATGTCATATATGACAATAAGGACGGCTGGTGGTACGCTGAAGGCACCGTCCACAACGAAGAGGCGAAGAAGGCGATCAAGGACATCGGCTTCGTCTCCTGCGCGTACGACGTGACCGGCGTAGGGAACGGCGGCGTGTATCACAATATCCCCTACCACGAGGA